TGCCGATGCCAAGCACCGTGTTCAGGCGTCCTTCGGCCTTCGCCTTGTGGATCTGGTCGGGAGTCATGCCCTTCAGGTCCGCGCGCGTGAGCTGGGCCGGACCGGACGGCTTGCGTGCGGCGCCACCGTCGCCAGTCCCCTGGAAGCGGGGCCGGCTGTTCGCGGCCAGGTACGGCTTCCGGGTCAGAAGGTCAGTGATCGCAGCGGAGATCTCCTCCGCGTCCACGTCGCCGTTCTCGTCTACCTCGAAGGAGGCAGGGTCCAGATGTGCCAGCGCGTCCGCGGGGTCGGCCAGCTTGCCAGCGGCGGCAGCCTTGATCTCCGATCGCAGGATGCGCGCGTTCGCCTTCGCTGCGGCCTCGCGCGCGGCCTCGCGACGGATCGCGTCCGCGTCAGGCTGGCCGTCCTCCGCAGGCTTCGGGGCCCGGAGGGACTCCAGCTCCTCCTCCAGGGCGCGGCGCCTGTCGCGCTCCGTGTGCCACTTGCCCTTCATGGAGTCCAGGGCGCGCTTGCCAGCGTCACCCAGGCCGTCCGTGCCCTCCGCGGTGGCCGCGTCCGTGCCCTCGCCAGTGCCGCCCTGGGGGACCGCATCCCCGGTCGGGGGAGTGACAGCCTCCTCGCCAGGCGGATAGGTCTGGGGGGTCGTCTCGTCAACGCCTTCGGGCATGGTGAAACCTCCATTGCGGGGGCAGGCAGGGGAGACCCGACGCCTTGCGCGTGGGCCAGGGAATGAAGCGGGAGCGGTGCGCCTTGCGCGCTACTGCAAAAAGCCGTTTTTGTGGAGAAGGCGGATCGCCTGATTGCGGTCGCCGTTCGCCAGCCGGTAGATCTCCTCCGGCATGAGGCGCGGAGGCCGGCGCGGCTTCCCTCGTGGAACAGTCCCTACGTACGTGACCTGGACCTGGTGGCCGAACATCTCCACCTTGTTCATGGACTTACGGGCGTTCACTACAGAGGAGATACGGGCTCCGTCGTTGATGGCCTTCGCGCCAGCCTCGCCGAACACCTTCCGGCGCTGGTCCGGAGTCATCGACTCGAACAGATCTTCGGCGTCCATGACAGGCGCCTTCCGGCGCTTCATCACGGGCTCCATGGTGCAGTCGCACCGCGGATGCCTCAGGAAGCCTTGCGACACGCTGTATTCGCGGCCGGCGAGGATGATGCATCGGGAACACGCGGGCATCTCCACCACGCGCACGTACGAGGTCACATAGAGGTTTCCGACCATTGCGGCCTGGTCCGCCTGACGACCCGTGTCAGAGACGACCGTCCGAACCACCATGTCCAGGAAGGCCGCGCCCCTCGCCATTGCGGCGCGCGGGGACAGGCCTGCGGAACGGGATCGGATGGACGTCGGGATGGCGCGTGCAAGTACGCCCATCAGGTTGCGACCGTCGGGCGTCTGAGATGCGAACTGTTCAGGGACGACCAGGGCCGCGTCAGCATCGGGTCCCAGTAGCTCCTTCATGAACGTCTGGGTGCCCTCCGCAGCGTGGAGCTGGCCGGCCTGGACGTACGCGGTCACGCGGGGGAGAAGCCGTGCCCAGTCGCGCGCCACGGCCTCCGGACTGACCTTCGCCCATTCTGCGAGGACGCTCCGGGCCGTGGCCTCCGCCAGGGCAGCGCGCTTCTCCTGGTGTCTACGGGACAGCGGGTTCAGGCCCATTGCCACCGCCAGGCGCCTCAGTAGGGGCGGCTGCCCCCTGGACCGGATCGTGCGCCATCAGCGACGTGATCGCGCCCATCGGATCCGCGGCCAGCTCCTTCTCCTTCATGACCATGAGATCCGCGACTTCGGTAGGCGTTAGGCCGTACCGAAGCGCCAGATACTCGAAGGGAAAGCCAATCTGCTTCAGCTTCGTCAGGGCGTCCGCAAGCTGGGCATCCGAGCGCGACTCAGCGTCGGCCCAGACGACTTGACCCGCGGCTATGTCCTTCGCCTTCGCGTCCTCGCCTTGCGCAAGGGCGATCAGGCGGAACATCTCGCGGAGGGCCTGGCCGAACCAGAGTTGCTTCTCCTGGACCCGCTTGACCAGACCAGTCTCAGCGGCCAGAAGGGCGTCCCCGGAAAGGTTCGCCATCTTGCCAATGAGGTAATGCTGGGGCGTGCGCGTCTGGGCAGCGATGTGGGACACTGCCACTTCAAGGACGTTCGTGTACGCCTCCAGGTTGGCGGCTGTCCATTCCGTGACCTTGACGTCGTCACCCGTGAAGAACATGACGCGGTCCACCGCGAAACGCTCCAGGTCCACGGGGCGCGACCCGACGATCTGACCTGTCTCGTCCAGGATCGGGATCTCTGGGACCTCTGCACCCAGGACGATGCGCTGGGGGAAGGAGGCGTAGTCAGCCGCGGTAAAGAGCTGGGCCCAGAGGAGATTCACCGCGTCCTGCATGGCGATCACGCCAGTGATGTCACTGACCGGATCTTCAGACAGCGTCGGCTTGTTGGGCAACTCGATCATCGGGACAACGCCCAGCGGATTGGGCTGGGGGTTCGGCTCCTCCGCAGTCTCGCGGAGTACCCACTTCTCCAGCTCCTCGTCCACGGCGCGTTCCTGTACGGACTTCGAACTGGTCCCGAGAATGGGCCGCTCGAACTTCCAGACCTCGTCAGCCAGGTACAGGGTCGCGAACGACCTACCGCCATCGTCCCAGCGCTTCAGGGCCGCGACACGTCTCCGGCGCGAACCAGGCGCGTAGGCGACGATGCACTGAGCGGCATCCTCGAAGGTGACTTCTGGAGTCTCCTCGTCGTCAGGGTTGCCCCAGACGAGGACGAATGACCGGCCGGAGTTCACCGCACCCAGGAACCCCAACTGGCTGTCAGCGTCCAGGCCGTTCATCTGCCAGACGCGCCAGAGTTCCTTGTCTGCCTCCGTCATGCCGGACGGCTTCATACCGTTAACGGTCAGCCGCTCCACGGGGGAGTCGCTGACTACCGGGACCCAGTTGTCCGCGAAGTTCCTGTACCTGTCTCCATGGAACTTCCGGAACTGGTCGGACGCGAAGGTCAGGGCCTGCGTGCCGCGGTAGTAGTCGGAGTTCCGCTGGATCCCAGGCCGGCGACGCAACAGCTCCATCTCCAGCCGCTGAACCAGCGACAGGGCCTGATCAGGGGTACCCATGGGCGGCCACCTCCTCAGGCAGACATGTAAAGGGGTTTACGGCGGAGGAGGCCGGAGGCGATCGCGTCGCAGGCGGCTTCGTGCGCAAGCACGCTCACCACTGCCATGTCGATCTTTCGTTTGAACTCCGGCTTCGCCAGGACGTAGCGGTCACTAGGCCTCGCGGCCATGCGCGCGTTGAACACGTGCCGCTCCGTTACCGGGCAACCATCGTGCGTGAAGTTGGAATCCTGCTTGATCACGTCCGTCTTGAGACGCTCCGCCGCAGCGTGCATCTGGACGGCCCGTCGCGTGTGCCAGCGGATCACTCGCCGTTCGCCGTAGCGCTCCGCCCAGTTGTCTACTTCGGTCTCCCAGTACGGTGGGTCGCAGTACATCAACTTGACGTCGTACTTCGTGAACAGCTCAGACACCGCAGCGTCCACTTCCAGACGCGGCACCTGGCCGCCCCACTCCGCGGGATCCCAGACCGTTGGGCGGTCACTGGGCCCGTACGTAGGCGTGAACTGGAAGCCGTCCATCGTCTCCGCGCGGACGCCCGTCCAGTCGTCGGAGTCGGAACCGTCGAAGCCGAGGACGATCGGGACCTTCATCAGTTTGTAGCCGGACGGCTTCGGCTTGTCTCGGTCGCTGGCGCGTGACAGCCAGTGCGCTGCCTCCACCCAGGCCCCGTGACCAGCCATGATGCGGTTGCCGAAGAACCGTTCAGCCTGACCGGGGTCAGACTCCAGGAGTTCCGCGGCCTCCGCTTCGATCGCGTCAAGGTCGATATGGGGGCAGTCCGCGTAAACGGCCTTGTGGATCCGGCGCCGCTCGACCTTGTTGCGGTAGGACAGCGTGGGAGGGGCCTGCGGGAAGTAGCGGTAGACGTCCTCTGCGGAGCCTTCCAGCGTCTTCTGAGCTGTCGAATACTCGGAAGGGTCGTACGCGTTCGTCGTCTCCATGGACCGCCCGGACATGCCGGCCAGGCCGCGACGCATCGTCTCAGCAACCTTGATCATCTTGTTGGTTGCTGTGTACGTGCCTGTCTCGTCCTGGATCGCGAACGTGATGGGGTTACCCAGACGCGACTGAGCGGACGAGGTGACGACGTCGATACGGCCTTCGTCGCCCACCTTCACGAAGCCTTCGCGCACGCTCATAAGGGACGACAGCTCACCGTGTTTGATCATGGCCTTCAGCGGCCTGTACACGTTGGCCACCTGGTCCTCAGACGTGGCCAGGAGCTGGATCAGGGGAGTCGGCTGGGGGACCGCCATCGGGTCACCAGGTGCGTACGCGTACGACCAGCCGCAGGGACAACCCCAGTCGGCACAGCGGTACGCCTCGCCACCTTCCGCGAAGCCGTCAAAAACGGTCGGGCCGGCAGCCTCCAGGAGGACAACCGCCGCAGCGAAGGGGCCCTTGCCCGACTTCTGGGGCATGATCACCTGGGCGCGGCGGTACACGAAGGCCGTGGACTTCTGGCCCACGCGGGCCGTGCCCTTGACCGTGTACATGTTGCTGGCGACTTTGAGTTGCCAGGGCAGCATCGTGAACGGCTTGCCCTGGTCAAAGCCGTCAGGGACGACAGCATGGCGTTCGATCCACGCCAGTGACACGACCAGGCACTTACCGTCAACCACCCTGGACCGCCCTCAGCCGGGCGTTCAGGTCAGCGACAGGCGAGACAGCAGACTGGGTGGGCGACTCGCCCTCACCAGCGTCTACCGTCCCGACCAGCCAGCGGTTGCGGGCCATGCCGGACACGGAGAGGCCCAGGGACTCCGCGAATTGCTTGACCTGGCCCCAGATGATGGCCGACGACCCCGGCTTCTCAGCGCGGACCAGGAGGCGGACGTAGGACGCCACTTCGAACTCCTGGCTGAGCTGTTCCCACATGACCGCCTGAGGGGTCTCCCAGAGGCGGGCCCAGAGGTCCATCTCCCGATCGCTGGGACTGGCCAGGGGAAAGGCTGGCTCCGGTCCGTCGCGCCCTTCGGCCGGCAGAGTCACCCAGCCCTGGGAATCCGTCTTCGCCTTGTGGCTACGGTCAGTGGACGTCGGGGCCGGCCCGGAACGGGTACGCGCGCCTCCACGGGACATGAGTGATCACCTCCGGAGGCTGGTCACGATGCGTTGATGTGGCCTGGACCACACCAGGTTTCTGAACCGGGCAGACCGGGCAGCGCCCTCCCCCGCGTTCAGGGCCCCCATGATCATCGGGGTCACCCCCCAGGGTGGGGGTCACACTCAGTAACGTGCGTTCCATCCGCCAGGCTGAGCCAGAGCGGTAGCGCGTGAGTGGTGAGCCTTCGTCATGCTTCGCAGGTTGGACCAGTCATGACCACGTGGACCCAGTGGGCCCAGGCCATCGACATGGTCAACTTCCGTAGCAGCGGGGCGCAGAGGAGCGGGTACGTCCGCGCACTCCTCGCACTCACAGAGAGGATGCTCCATGAGGTAGGCCTTACGTGTGCGCTGCCACCGTGCGTCGTACCCGGCGCGCGAGGAGCCACGTCGTGAACGTCTGGCGTTCGTGGTGCAAGCCTCACAGCGGCCACCATGCGTGAGCGTGGGACATCCGGCCGTACTGCACACCGACATGGCACGACGTCTGGTCACACCCAGCCTCCAGACAGGAAGTGCACTGTCAGCCAGGACATGCCGGCGAGGAGGGCGAAGCGGCGGAGCCTGGTCCAGCCGTCTGGCTGCGGAGTCGCGCGTGCGACAGCGAACCAGCGCCAGACGTGCTCACTCAGGGTGTCGTCTGTCCGCTTGCGGAGGAGCGCCAGGCCCTCGATCACGCCGAAGGCGGCCAGCCAGACGACCCAGGACAGCGTCCACGGGCTCAAAACGGCCTCCTGACAACGTGATTTGGGCCTCCCAGGGGCCAAATTTGGCGTCTGGAAGGCTACTTTTTACCCTTCAGTCCGGCCGTGGCGTCAGCGATAGCGTCCCGTTGCTGCGGAACCGTGACGGACTTGCCAGTCTCCGTGTTCGTGACGCGGACCTGGCCGTTCGGAGTGCTGGCGTCAGTGACGACAATGCCCATTGCAGGCCCCCCGGGAAGGCGAGAGAGGGCGCTGGGCGCGCTATTTGCCGCGTCGTTTCGTCCTCGCGCCGCGTGCAAGCGGGAGGCCCAGCGTTAACGAAGTTGCGGGCCAGGCCACGACGGAAGTACGCCGTGACAGCGGAGTGCGTGCCGCTCGTTGACCCCGAAGGGTTCGCTGGTCGCTCCGTGGGAGGCAGGGATTCGAACCCCTCGCCTGGGTTGGCCCAGGCTTTGTCCTATCGCCCGCGTCCGGGCCTCCCGTGTCTGTGCCCACAGACGAACTAGCCGGCCAGGGCCGACGCGCTGGCTTAGGGCCAGCGGAGCAAGTTGCGTTCCCCGCGCTGGAGGCCAAGCACCCAGGGCGGGGAAGTCAATCCCCTGGAGCCAGCTTGCGAGGCCGGAGCCAGGGGCCGTTAACGACAGGTACTAGTCCCCGTTTCACCATGGCCCGCCGGCCTGGCTACTCGGGGGAGTGTTCGCTGCGTTAACGAAGTCGTGTGGGGCCCTGTCTCCCGCACGCAGGCGTCGCAACAGGGCCCCTTGCGCTCTACCCAGGCGGAGATGAAGACACGGGAGAGGAGGACCGTGTCTTGGAGGACGCCAGGGGAGTGCAGTGGACGCGTCGTTAACGATCCGGATTCGAACCGGCACCCTCGCAGGTTGGGGATTGCGTCCCCGCTGGCTCCGCCGTAGGCCAGCACACTGCGTTAACGATGCGTCCTGTAGAGGGAAGGGGTCGACAACTGGCGCTCATACCGCCTAGCCGCAAGGGTCATGAATGCGAGGCACTCCAGGAGGACACTTCCTTCCCTCTACTTATAGACCGGAGAGGACGTCCCCTGATTGGTAACGGGAAGGTAACGGCCCTGAGGCAGGGCGCGGCGGATCCGTGTCCACATGACGAAGGCCCCAGCCGGCGGGCCAGGGCCTGGAGTCGGGCGTTAACGGCAGCGCGGCTCAGTACATGCGCGTCTTCGTCTTGCGCCCCATCATGGCAGCGATCGGCCAGCCAGTGATTGCCCAGACGCCACCCGTCAGGATGGTCAGGACGAGGTGAAGGCCGTGATTCGCGCCCCGCTTCGTGACGACGGTCTGGGGCGCCTGGGCGTACTGCGGCGGGTATGGCTGGCCCTGGTACTGCGGCGGGTAGGGCTGGTGGTTCTGGTTCATGGAGTCCCCCTCCTTTGGCGGTGAGGGGGAGTGTAGCTGGATGCCTGGTCAGAGGGGACGTTAACGGCTCACAGATTTGCGGCTGCCT